GGCTCCCGCGGGGTTGGTTAAACCCCCCAGGCCTCGGACGCAATTACCAAGGCCTGGCCCACCGTGTCTTGATGCGAGCGGACACGGGTCGCCCAGCACGTTCTAGGTGATCCTCATCCTCAAGGGGGACAGCATCCCTCAGGAGGAACCACTTCATCAAGGCCCCATAGTCGTCCAGCTTTGAAACTGGCGACTTGGCACTGACTACAACACCCTTGACAAGGGGGTGGTGTAGATCAGGATCATGGCGTGTCTCCTGGCTAGGGAGATAGTGGCCATAACGACCCAGGAGAGCTGACGTTCTCTCAACCCACGGAAAGGGGATTAGCCTCTCGATAAGCGAGTCAAGATAGTCGACCGTGTCGCTGTAACCCAGATCAAACATCTGGTTGCGAAAAGCCACAGTAGACACCAGCTCAGGAACGCACTGTCGTGTCGTCGGGAGAAGGCTACGCACACGGGCCAGCGAAACATCATGGCCCGCATAGTAGTCCTTTCCGCAAGACTCCCTGAACCTTCCGGTCCAGTAACTCTTGTCGGAGTTAACTCGAAACCCAAAAGCTTCGAGCTCCCGAACAACAGATTGCACATATTCCACGGGGACAATGATGTCATCCCCGTAGACGCGCACCCGTCCGTAGAACGACTTTATGTCGCCTGCGGACAACGGTCTGTTGAGCACGCGCTGCACCCCTAGAAAAACGACCGTCGTAAAGACGATCGCCTCCATCGGGAAACAGAGTGCCGAACCCATAGACGCGAACTTGGCGAGACGTATCGTCTTACCGAGTACATCAGCCTTACGGCTCCGTGTCGCATCAACCGCCCGTGAAGTCCACGGGTGGTCTGTCAATAGGAGTCGAACATGCTGATTGGAGACCCGATCCGAAGCCTCACTGAGATCCAGTGTGGCGAGAGCTCCAGTGATGGAGCCCTCACGCGCGAGCCTTTGATTTGGCTCTTGCGATTCGAAAGAGATGAAGTTGCGCGCATTGTCAGAGCGCGCGATCTCCTTCACGATCATACCGAAAATCCCCTGCTGCATGTATTGCATACAGGTGGGTTCCTCGGCGATGATTCGTGGGGTCTTCAGCGTTTTAGGTACAGAGACGACCTTGACAGGTATCTCCGCGCCAGGTTCGAGGATCGTAACTCCGTCCATCCTTTGCAGGAAGGACTCCGATGGGATAAGATACTCCCAGTGAGGGAACACCTCGTCCAACCGGCGAGTCCACTGCCGATTCTTGTACTTCGCGTTGCCGCGAAGCTGATCAGCAGTAGCGCCTGGTCCATGCTTTGGGGTGACAAGCTCGTCGTAGATAGTGTTATCCATCTGCGCGAACAGGTTAGCCCAGAGCAGTCGGCCGATTCTCCTGAATTCGTGGACCCTGTCAGGTTCCGCGAGGAGTGATCGGTCGGCCAGACGTACGTCCTTCTCACACTGCACATACGCCAGGTGAGCTGCTTTATCCCTTTCGGGAGAGCAGTCGATGCCAACCTTGCCGAACATCAGCGTAAGCTGACGCACGGCTCGAATAGCGTCGATGTCTGGCGACGGCAGCAACAAACCGCTGCTGGAGTCGAACACAAGACGAAGGAAACCTCCGAGAAATCTGGGGAGCCCGCCTGTCCTCGAAAAACCAAGGAACAGGTCGTCGTCCACCTTGCCTCGATCGAGACCTTTTTGGAGGTCTTTCCCGAAGCTCGGGAGGGTAATCGTCAGAAACGACAACCCCTCGTGATCGACTCGCCTCTGGACCGTTTTGAGGTCCAGAGTGGTGCTCGTGCCGCATCGTCGTCCTAGCTCATTCAGGACGACAGAG